ATTGACCTATCAAGACATTGTTGAAGAGAATTGGCCCTACGAGCCGTTTCTTATCAACCGAGCATTCTCTTTATCTGAGGATACCGTAAAGGCGGCTGCTCAGATGAATGAACACCCAACACTGACCAAGGACATGCATGCAGCGTATTATATTCATAGTGTGCGTCCTCGTGAGCGATTCAAGAGGAAGGCTGACGGAACTACTCAGAAGTGGCCGAAGCTATTGGACGACCCCGAAGTAAAGATTATTGCCCAGTATTATGGTTTGAGCATTCGTGAAGCCAAACTTCATCTTCACCTACATACTAAAGAGCAGGTAAATATGATGCGGCGTGCACTAGAAGAAGGAGCACGACCGTCACGGTTTTATTAATTTAGGAGGAAAATATGGCAATTACAGGTAAACTTGTTGGCGGACATGTCAGTTTCACGTCGCGGGGTGTTACGTCCCTTACGGCGTCTGTTGATTTAGTGGATGACGTAATGGGGCAAGTCGGTCATCGGATGGTGTCGGTGGACGATCCGGCTGTGTTTGCCGCGGTGGGGGCGTTCGTTGAAGGCCAGCTTTCTGCACTTTCGTCTCTTGCCGGATGTGAAGTGTCGCTACCTACACCTCTACCGGAACCTACACCACCGGAACCTGAGGCATAATGAACTACGTTGGGTTCGCTCAGCGCGCTGAGCGAACACTCGCTCCGACATTCATCGATAAGATGGAGAAACGTTATGTCTCTATACAATTACGAGGAATCTTTTATCGAGATACAGTTTCCTTTAGTTGAGGAACAAGGTACAAAAGTTCCTGCTGATAATTTTTTGAAGGTTAAGGAAACGCTAACTCGCATTGGCGCACCGGCATACAGCAAAGATCCTAATGTTCATCAAAAAACATTATGGCAATCATGTCATATTTTATATAAACGACAGAAGTACTATCTTGTGCATTTCAAGGAAATGTTTTTACTTGACGGTAAAGCTTCTCGGACGAAAATGACTACGGAGGATTTGGCTAGACGGAATGCTATCGCGATCCTACTTCAGCAGTGGGGGCTCATCGAGATCGTGCATCCTCAGCGGGCCCAGATCCCGCCAGCCGCATCCATTGATACGATTAAGATCATTCCGTTCAAGGATAAGCAGAACTGGAATTTGTGCGCTAAATATGAAATTGGAAAGACACGAAAATAATATGCGAACGAGTGGATTAGGTATCAATTTAATTAAAGAGTTTGAAGGCTGTAAACTAGTTGCGTATCCTGATGTAGCCAAGATATGGACGATTGGATACGGCACCACGTACATCAATAATAGCCCTGTTGTAAAAGGAATGACGTGCACGCAACAGGAGGCCGAGGCTTATTTGTGCAAAGACCTTCAGCTATTTGAGTCTACAATTAATCAAATTTTACGCAACCCAATTCTTCAGCATCAGTTTGACGCCTGTGTTTGTTTAGCATATAATATTGGGCCTGGTGGGTTCCGAGCATCCACAATTTGCCGTAAGTTAAAATCAGGAAATGTCTCGCTGGTGACTGAACAAAACTTTGTTGCATGGAATAAGGTAAGAGATAGTCGCGGAGTCCTAGTGGAATCTAAAGGACTTACCAGACGTCGTAAAGCAGAATATCATTTGTTTTCGACTGGTAGTATTAAAACACAGTTTTAACAGGGAGTAATATAATGAGTACAGCGAATGTGAAAGTTATTAAGCTTTTGAGTGATCGTGAGATTATCGCAAAGGTTGTTTCCACTAGCAACCAAACAGTTACAATACAATCTCCACTAGCACTTCAGCCTTTACGAAGTGGTGAGTCATCGATGGCGCTTGGTATGATGCCATTTACATGGGGTGGAAACAATCGTGAACCCATTACACTTAATCGCGATCATATTTTGTGTATAATGACTCCTGAGTCCGAGCTTGAAACACAGTATCTGGCAGCACTATCTGGAATTTCATTACCATCTTCTCCTATCTCTAAGATAACATTAACTGAATCCTAGTTCCCTAGTATAAAAGTTCAACATGAGGTATACTAGGTCTTATGCTGCATCCGTATGACTACTATACAAGTGTAGTAACACTGAAAAATGACTTGGGAGTACGGCTGCGTGATCCAATCACACGACAGGCTAATTACTTCAAAGTGCCGTATCAGCCGCGTACTTTCCGTCCATGTGCCGCGCAAGACTCCACAAATAATTGGCGCACACTTGATAACACTCCATTGAAAGAACGCCGTCATCAAAATATTTCGCAATATCATCATTTCGTAGACCGAGCAAAAGAAGAAGGTCGTATTGTTTATGGTACTATTGCTCCTGTTCAGCAATTTTTTGCGGAAGAAGTGAGGCGTAAATGTGGTATGCCATTCGAGAAGCTTCGAGCGGTTTTTCTGGATATTGAAGTTGCTTCCGATCAAGGCTTTGCGCCACCCGAAAATCCGTATCAACCTATCATCGCTATTACCGCAGAAGTATGGGGGCATTATCATGTGTGGGGCTGTGGCGATTACCAGAACATTCGTGAGGATGTCACTTATACAAAATGCGCCAATGAAGTGATGTTGCTAGCTGAATTCATCCGTTGGTGGACGGCTGATTATCCTGATATTGTTACAGGGTGGAATACTCATACTTACGACATTCCTTATATTTTAAATCGTATTGACCGCCTTTATAAAGAGAAGCAGATAAAAATTACTTCCTCTGTATTATCGCCATGGCAAAAACTTACACATCGAATAGTAATGGTAATGGGCCGCGATCAGAAGTTACCGGACATTGTTGGCGTACCAATTCTGGACTATCTTGAACTCTATCGAAAGTTTTCGCTCACACAGCAAGAGTCATACCGATTAGATGCGATTGCTGAAGTTGAACTTGGACGCAAGAAAGTCGCCTATGATGAATATGGATCATTGCAAAAATTGGCGGACGAAAACTATCAGAAGTTTATCGATTACAATCTGATGGACGTGGAGTTGGTACGCGCCTTAAACAACAAGCTGCATCATCTCGATTTGTGTGTGCAGATTGCCTACGGTGCCCGTGTGAATTTTCAGGATACGTTCCGGCAAGTACGGCTGTGGGATGCAATGATGTATTATGAGCTGTATGATCGGCGCATAGCAATTCCACTGAAACAAACTACACATAAAAGCGCTCAATATGCCGGCGCGTATGTGAAAGACCCCCTTGCAGGAAAACACAAATGGGTAGTGTCGTTTGACGTAAACTCACTGTATCCGTCTATTATGCGTCAATGGAATATTAGCCCAGATCGCCATCTTCCGATTGATTGGTTGAAATCACGATTGGATCATATTGAGTATCTTTCAGGTGCTGATACGATACAAACTATACCCTCAATTAGTGATTGTACACCACGTAATTGGTTAATCGATGTGCAGCAATCTGACACACCGATTGTTGCGTGGGCATTGCGAGAACTGATTACATATCTGGAAAATACAGACACCGAAACTACACTGCGAGATTTAAGTAACACGCTTGATCCCTTTCCGTGGTTACGAGTGCTGTCGGTGTGCCTCACACCAAATAAACAAACTTTTCGTGTAGATATGCCAGGATTTCTCCCTGAAATTCTCGCTCGACTCTATGAAGAACGCAAGTCTGCTAAGAAGAAAGAAACGGACGCGAAGAAAAAAGCAGCGAAAGCATCAACCGCAGAAGAACGTCAGCAGTATGAACGGGAGTCCGTGCAGTGGGGATTGCAGCAGAATACGCGCAAGATTAATCTCAACTCGTGCTACGGTGCGTTCGGCAACGAGCATTTCCGCTTCTTTGATGTGCGTCAGGCCGAAGCGGTGACGATGACGGGACAGATGATTATTCGTTATGTTGCGGATCGAGTTAATGCGTTTCTCAATAGCGAGTTTGGCACGGAAACGGATTATGTCTTAGCGAGTGATACGGATTCCATCTATGTCAAACTTGCGCCCGTTGTTGCGAATATGTCAACGAATGAGGCGATTGATTATCTGAATCGGTATTGCGAAAAAGATCTCCAACGAGTTATTGATACCGCGTTTCGCACGATTGGCACCACGTTTAATACTCAAGAAAATATCTTAGCAATGAAGCGAGAAGCAATTGCAGAACATGGTATCTGGACGGCCAAGAAACGCTATTTGCTTTGGGTGCATGACAACGAAGGCGTACGATTCGATCCCCCTAAACTGAAGACCGTGGGAATTGAAGCGGTGCGATCCTCGACTCCGAAGTATGCACGACAAGTGATTAAGAAGGCACTGGAGCATTTTATTCGTAATGACCGTGATAATTTCTATGCTTTGCTAGATGAAGCCGAAGACGGCTACCTGACGCGCCCCTTTGAGGAGATTGCCTCACCGCGGTCATGTAATGGCATGACGGATTATCCATTATTGCCGAGTGGGCAATTCACCAGCGGTACTCCAATTCAGGTAAAGGGATCGTTGGTGTATAATAGACACTTGGAAACGACAGGATTAGGCAACCGTTATCCCAAGATTCGAGATGGCGAAAAGATTCGATTCTGTTATTTGAAGCCACAGAACCCGTTGCATTGTAATGTGATTGCCGCTCCACATACGTTGCCGGTCGAGTGGAAATTGGAACCGTTTTTAGATCGGCAGGAACAGTTCGAAAAAACCGTTGCATCACCGTTGGAAGTCGTGATTGCCCATGCAGGATGGTCGGTGCGGCCGATGGCGACATTATTTTAGGCAACACGATGACTCACACCATTCTACAAGGCGATGTCCGCGAACAACTTCTGACGATGCCCGATAACAGTGTGCAATGCTGTGTGACGAGTCCGCCGTATTTCGGATTGCGTGACTATGGCATGGACGAGCAGATTGGGTTGGAACGCGATCCCGATGCGTTTGTGGATACGCTTGTCAATGTCTTTCGTGAAGTGCGTCGTGTGTTACGTTCTGACGGTACCCTCTGGCTGAACATTGGTGATAGCTATGCAGGGAGCGGAAAAGGCCCTGA